AGAAGAACTTGCTAAAGCTGAAGGAAATTATGTAGAAGGTCCAAGTCCTATCGCTCAAGAATTAGAAATAAGTCCTGCACAGAAAGCTGCAAGACGTATGGAAAAATTAATTCACGACCAAATAGAAGAATCTAATGGTGCTTCAGAATTAAGAAGTGCTTTATTTGAAGCTTCTATGTTAGGTACAGGAATAATTAAAGGACCATTTAACTTTAATAAAACATTAAATAAATGGGATGAAGAAGAAGATGGAACTAGAACTTATAATCCTTTAGAAGTTAGAGTACCTAGAATAGAATTCGTAAGTATTTGGGATTTCTTTCCTGATCCAGTAGCAACGACTATGGAAGAATGCGAATACATAATTCATAGACATAGATTAAATAGAAGCCAATTCAGAGCATTAAGTAAAATGCCTTACTTTGATAAGGATGCTATAAGAGAATGCTTAATGATGGGTGGTGACTATGAGAAACGTGGTTACGAAGATGAGATCAGAGATGAGGAGATGGATGAACAAGCTCCTTCACAATACGAAGTCTTAGAGTATTGGGGTGTAATGGATGCTGAGTATCTACGTGAAGTTGGTGTTGAGTTAGAAGATAATATAGATGATCTTGACGAACTTCAAATAAATGCTTGGGTTAGTAATGGTAAAGTATTAAGAGTAGTAGTTAATCCATTTACTCCACACAGAATTCCATATCATGCCTTCCCATATGAAAAGAATCCATATAGTTTCTTTGGTGTAGGTATAGCAGAGAATATGAATGATTCTCAACAAATTATGAATGGTCATGCTAGAATGGCTATTGATAACCTAGCTTTAAGTGGTTCATTAGTATTTGATGTTGATGAATCAGCTTTAGTAGGTGGACAATCTATGGATATATTTCCCGGTAAAGTCTTTAGAAGACAAGCAGGAATGCCGGGACAAGCTATTCATGGTGTAAAATTTCCAAACACATCAACTGAGAATATGATGATGTTTGACAAGTTTAGACAGCTTGCAGATGAGCAGACAGGAATACCTAGTTACTCTCATGGTCAAACAGGAGTACAAAGTATGACTAGAACTGCTTCTGGAATGTCTATGTTATTAGGTGCAGCTAGTCTTAACATTAAAACAGTTGTTAAGAATTTAGATGACTTCTTACTTAAACCTTTAGGTGAAGCATACTTCCAATGGAATATGCAATTCTTAGAAGATAAGTTAGGAGTTGTAGGTGATTTAGAGATTCACGCATCTGGAACTAATAGTTTAATGCAGAAAGAAGTACGAAGTCAAAGACTGACTATGTTCTTACAAACTGTACAAAATCCAGCTATTGCTCCATTTGTTAAGATGTCTAAGTTAATTAGTGAACTTGCTTATAGCCTTGATCTCGATCCTGATGAAATACTCAACGATCCTGAAGAAGCAGCTATCATGGCACAGATTATAGGAATGCAGAATAATGTTGGACAAGAAACAGGCGAGGAACTTAGTTCCCCTAGTGAAGGGGAAGGAATGGGAGGTCCTACTGGATCACCTGAACAACCTCAAGACATTGGAGTTACAGGCACTGGTGGTGGCAACATCGGAACTGGAAATGTACCGATGCCAGGGGAGGATCAATTCACTGGATCGCCTAGAGCGATTGAGGGATGAAGTAGAAGAAGCTATGAATAGAAGAGAGGAGAATTAATATGCCACAAGGCGAAGGAACATACGGAGATCAAGTAGGAAGACCTCCTAAAGAAGTAGAAGGAAAAAAAGTTCATCAGCCTTCTGAGGATTATTTTGATTACTTAATAAAACTAAAAGATGATGAAAGAAAAAGAGTTTATCAAGAAGTAATGAAAGATAGAACCGATAGAATAACCGATTTAGTTGAAAATAAAACTATTGGACAAATAATTGGAGGAGGAGTTAATCTTTCAGAAAGAATATTAAGTGGTCTTGGAGGTTCGGGTTTTGAAAAAATACCTGTATTTACAGGAACACCTGAAGAAGAAGCTTTTATTGAAGCTGCTAAAAAAGAATTAAGTTTAAGAGATAAAAAATCTAAAGGTGGAGCGATTAACGAACAAATGTCTATGCTTATGGAAGAAGAACAACCTATGCTTCCTGATGAAGAGATGGAAGAAGACTATGTAGAATTTGTAATGGATTCTGCATTAGATGAAAAAGATAGAGAATATTTAGAAAGTGCTCTTGCAGCTGATGGAAAGTTAAGTGAAATATTTGACACAGTTGTAGAAAGAGCTTCAGAATTTTCAGGTTCTGGTCCTATTGAAGGACCGGGATCAGGAATGTCCGATTCGATACCTGCAAGGTTATCGGATGGGGAATTTGTCTTTACTGCTAAAGCAACGGAAGAAATCGGAGCTGATAATCTTCAGCGAATGATGGAAGACGCAGAAGCTGGTGCAGATCAAAGACTACAAGCTTATGGTGGGGGTTCTATTGAAGAACCTCAAGTTGATAAAGTTGTTGAAACTACTACGAGTACTCGTGTGTTAAAGCCAACATCTTCTACTACGCCTATGTTAGGTCAAAGAGAAGAAGATGCGTTACAAGATGCTTTAACTACGAATATGCTTAATAGAACAACTAAGCACGTCCAGAGCTAAAAACCGATAGGCTACTTACGTCAGTAACCCCTATCAAATTTAATAACCTTTAGCTACCTTGTAAGATCAAGCCCCTAATTAAAAAGACGTTTTTAGAATAGGCTACCTTGAAGATAGCACAAGCCCTAAAAGGAGAAAAGAAATGGCAAATGTTAATGAACAAGAGAATAACGAGCCAAGACCAAATCTGTATAACCAAAGAAAATCATGGCATACACCAGATGTAATGCCTACTGATAATCCAGTTACTGCAGATAGCTTATTTGTAGAACCTACTCAAATTACTCAGGATGAAAGTAATGTTAATAGAGAAGTTCCACAAGAAGCTACAGAAGAGAAATCTTCTGGTAATTATAAAAAAAGATATGATGATCTTAAAAAACATTATGATTCAAGACTATCTCAATTTAAAAAGAGAGAACAAGAATTGATTCAAGAAGCTACAGCTAATCGACCAGAGTATAAAGCTCCAAAGACTGCTGAAGAACTTGAACAATTTAAGTCTGAATATCCTGATGTTTACGAAGTGGTTGAAACTGTAGCCCACTTGCAAAGTGAAAATAAAGTTGCAGACTTGCAACAAAGATTAGACGCTATGCAAAGTCGTGAAGCAGAGATACTTAAACGAGAAGCTGAAAAAGACTTAGTTGCAAAACACCCAGACTTTTCAGATATTCGTGAGAGTGATGAGTTTCATTCTTGGGCAGAGTCTCAACCAGAAGAGATAAAAGATTGGATTTATAATAATCCTGATAATGCATCTCTAGCTAGTAAAGCAATTGATCTTTTTAAATTTGAAAATGGCTTTCAAGACTCTTCAAAAGAAACAAAGCCAACGTCTAGTAGGAAGGATGCTGCAGAGATGGTGTCAACAAAAGCAACAACTGTGCAGACAAACGAACCTAAAATATGGACGGAAGAGGAAATCGCTGCCTTATCTATGGATGAGTTTGATCGGTTAGAAGCCGAGATAGACCAAGCTGTTAGAGAAGGTAGGGTTAAACAATAACAAAGTTAAAATAATATTCAAGGAGAATAATTATGGCATATAATCAATCAGATGCTCTATTCGAGCAATCGACTGATACTAATGGTAACTTTGGTAATTCCGTAAGTGGACAGACTAATGCTTTCTTCATGCCTAAAGTTTATTCTAAAAAGGTTTTAAACTTTTTTAGGAAAGCTTCGGTAGCTGAAGCAATCACTAATACTGATTATTCAGGAGAAATATCTGCTTTCGGAGATACTGTGAGAATCGTTAAAGAACCTACAATTACTGTTTATCAGTATGAAAGAGGTGCTGACGTTACTCAAACTAAGCTAACTGACGCAGAGGAAACTCTAGTAGTAGATGTAGCTAATGCCTTTAAATTCAAAGTTGACGATATTGAGAAATCAATGTCTCACGTAAACTGGAAAGAAGCAGCGTCTTCTTCTGCAGCTTACGCATTAAAAGATGCTTTTGATGAAGGTGTTATCGCTGAACTATTTAGTGGAGTATCTTCTTCTTCGCCAGATCACGTAATTGGATCAGACAGTTCAACTGCTGATGCAACTATGACTCACGCCACAAACTCAGTAGACCTTCTAGGTTCTGACGGAACTGGTGTTGATGCTCTTGATCTTATGGCAAGAATGGCTAGACTTTTAGACGATCAAAATGTACCTGAAGAAGGTAGATGGTTCGTTGCTGGTCCTCAATTCTATGAGGAACTATCGAAGTCAAGTTCTAAATTGCTATCAGTTGACTACAACGCTGGTCAAGGATCGCTTAGAAATGGGTTAGTATCAAGTGGAAAGCTACGTGGCTTTAATATGTATAAAACTAATAACATTGCTAGTACTTCAAATGCTACTGGTAAAGTTTTAGCTGGTCATATTTCAGCTGCTGCTACAGCTCAAGCTATAACACAAACTGAGGTTCTTCGTGATCCTGATAGTTTTGGTGATATAGTTAGAGGTCTTCATGTCTATGGTGCAGATGTACTTAGAAGTGAAGCTCTAGTATCAGCTTTCTTCGTTATTGACTAATTATAGTCTGTATGTGGAGGGGATATTGCATCTCCTCCCATACACAATAGGAATTAATATGAGTTGGAATCACACAGAATGGCTAAAGAATAATTTTGAACCGAGAATGAATTTTTACTTTGGCACAAAAACAGTAAGAACAAGAAATAAAAAAGGAAGATTCGTTAAAGATGATCCTAAAACAATGCAAAACGAAGCATTTAAATCAGTTAAAAAATAATGCCACAAATAGGATCAGATAAAATAAATAATTCAGTTGTTCTTAAAAGTAAAAGTAAGAACAAAGGTCAGGCATTAGGATTATCTGGTAAGTTTTACAAGAAAGAAAGTTATGACAATTATCGTGATAACTATGATAGAATTTTTAATAAGAGTAAGTAATGGCAACAACGTATCTAGATATAACTAATGAAGTACTTAGAGAACTTAATGAGGTAGTATTAACTTCTGGAAATTTTTCTAGTGCAACAGGAATTCAAAAGTTTGTTAAGGATAGTATTAATAAATCAATATTTGATATAGCAAATGAAGAACCACAACTACCTTTCTTTTCAGCAGGAGTTAGTGGAGGTACTGATCCTTTCTATGGTAATGTAACAGTAGCAACAGTAGCAGGAACAAGAT